TACTTAACTTTCGGCACTGGAGGTTCACCAACTGAAAAGATGCGTATTACTTCCGATGGTAATATAGGTATAGGTACAACTAGCCCTTCTACTAAACTAGACGTAAGTGGAGTTATATCTGCAACGGGGGGCAATAGCACAAACTGGAACACCGCTTATTCTTGGGGGAATCATGCTTCTGGAGGATATCAAGCAGCAGCAACAGCAATAACTACTTCTAACATTGGGTCTCAGAGTGTAGCTTACGCTGGTACTGCTGGTAGTGCTACTCTAGCCGGTTACGTAAATAACCAAACAGGACAATTAGCTAGTTACGATAATAGAATTATCTCTCCTTCAGAGACTAATGCTAGTTATCTTCAATTTGGATTTACTTCTTGGGCAAATAATAATAGTGCTCCCTATGCTGATTATTTACATTTACGTTCTTATCCTGATTCTTCTGGGGGGAGTGACAATCTTGTTATGTTCCTTAAGAGTGGTATTGGAATGCGTATTTACCAACAAACATTTGGATCTGCTAGTGCTTACAGTTCTTATGCAGATGTATGGCATACTGGAAACTTAACTAATCTTAATCAATTAACTAATGGTCCAGGGTATATTACTTCTTATTCTGAGACCGATACCTTAGCTTCAGTTACAGGTCGTGGTGCTAGTACAAGTACAAATATTACTTTGTCTAGTACAGGTAATCAATTTAATGGACATCACTACTTTTTAGCATATGATGCTAATGGTAATCATTATCCACATTATAATGCAGGTTCAAACGCTAATGGTTCTAAGTTAAATCTTAGAATGTTTGATAGCAGTGGAAATGCTGTTGTGTTCTTTTTAAATGGTAATGATAAATCTATTCAATGGAATGGTTATACCATTTATCATGCGGGTAATATACCAACATGGAATCAAAATACTACTGGATCTGCTGGTTCTTTGAGTAGTATGAATATATCCCAATTTACAAATAATAGTGGATATATTACAGGATACACTGAGACTGATACTTTAGCTTCTGTAACTGGAAGAGGAGCAACAACAAATACTTCTATTACAGTAGGACCTGATTTAACTGTTCAAGCGGATGGTAGTGTTAACTATACTGCTGCAAGATTATGGTTAAACTCCCACAATAATTATCGTGGAGCAGGTGTTCACATGAGCGGTGTAGCATCTACTTGGTTTGCAGGTACTCCTTATACTGATTTTGATGGGGGGTATGTAATTGCTAGAACAGGTACTACTAATGATGTAAGTTCTGCTCAGTATTCTAATGCACTCTTGACTGTAAAATCAAGTGGAAATATAGGTATTGGAACTAGTAGTCCAAGTTATAAACTTCATGTCAATGGAACAGCATATATCAATGAAACATTATATGTAAATCAAGCTACTACAATTGAAGATACATTTACAGTAAAAACACAAAACGGTTCATATAATGTAGCTGTTATAGATTATAGTGGAACTGCTGGGGGTAGAATAAAAGTTTACACAGATGGTATTTTACGTTCTCAAATAGGATCTTACTATGGAGATGATACATTTTTTAATGCTGGATATGGGGGTAATGTTGGTATTGGTACAAGTAGTCCATCTTCAGCATTAGAAGTAATAGGAACAATTAGAAATAAAAATGCTAGTGCAAATTCAAATTACAGTCAACTATCTACTACTGAAGCAACACTAACTCTATCTACCTATTCTATTAATACAGGATCTTATCCTGCAAATATTATCTTTTCTCCTGCATCTACTGAAGCAATGCGGATTAACACCGCAGGTTATGTAGGAATAGGTACTACATCACCTGCAAATAAATTAGTAGTTACTAGTGATGCTAGCCCAACTAATGAAAATACTTATGCTATTGCTGCTGCTTCAGCTTCAGATCCTGCATACAAAACAATAATTGGTTACGACTATACTAATGATATTGGATTAATAGCGGCTGTAAGAACAGGTATTGGTTGGAGAAACTTATCTATTCCTCAAGGTAGTCTAGGTATAGGTACATATAGTCCAGCTTATAAATTAGATGTAAGTGGAAATTCTAGAACAACTGGTATTCATTATGTTGATACTTATTTAGTTACTCCTTATATCTACGGTGGAGGCCCAATAACAATGGGTAATGATGTAACTATAACTTCTGCTACTGCTTGGAATGCTTCTGCTGCAAGGCTTAATGTTGGAGGAACTGGTGATGGTAGAATTCAGGTAAGACATATTTATGGTAAATCTAGTGCAAGTATTGCTGCAGATCACCTCTGGTTACAATATCAAAATACTGGTAGTCATGTACAAATAGGTGACAGTGGTGGGGGTAATCATTTATATGTATCTGGTAATATCTACATGGGTGGATATTTTGGGGGTAACCTTGTTGCTACCCAATCTTGGGTTAACTCACAAGGATTTTTAACTTCTGTCTCAGACATTTGGGTTAATACTGCAGGTGATACCATGACAGGTGCATTGACTATTCAAGGTGGATGGGCAAGCACTATTCTTGATGGAGATAATGTAGTTCTTAGAAAACCTAATTACTCTAGTGGTGGATGGGCAAGAACTTTATTAAATTTCCAGGAGTATGACACGACATCATTATTCCAAATTGGAGGGTATGGTAGTAACAATACCATGACTTATGGTTATTTAGGGTCTGCTTACAATACTCCTACTATTAAGTGGTATGCAAACAAAGATGTTGCATTTTCAGGAAAAATTATTATTGACGATGCAGCAGATAATAATCGTTATCAAAAAGGAGGTAGTTTTTTAAATCTTCGTGATCCTTATAATAACATTCACTTATATAATAACGGCAGTGGAGTTTATGTAGACTCTCCTGTTCATTATTTTAGATCACAAGCTGCAGACTATTGGATGACATTAAATAGTACTGGTCTTGGTATTGGTACTCAAAGTCCTCAATCTAAATTACATGTTGAAGGAGCAAATGATTTGCTTACTTTAAAAATGACAAGTGGAGGATATAATGCCTTAACGTTATCTACAACTTTTGGCGGAGGTAATAATTATACAATTAATCCTTACATAACAGGTATTTCAAATGGTGGATTTGAAATTAAAGATATAACAAATAACGTATCTCGAATAGCAATTGCTCCATCTACGGGTAACGTAGGTATTGGAACAACAAGTCCTTCTAAATTATTAGAAGTAGCTGGTGATATAATGGCAGGCACTAGCAACAAAATAGGATTCAGGTATAGCGGAGGTGATAGTAACTTCTATAACTATATTACTGCAAATAATGCAAATCCTTTAACACTAGTCGGAGGAATGTGGACTGCTACTGAAGCTACTGAAGGTATTAGATTTTCAACATATAATGGAGCTGCACTTTCTATATTAAATAACGGTAACGTAGGAATTGGTACTGTAAGTCCAGGATATAAACTTGAAGTAAATGGAAGTGTTGGAGGTTCTCCTGTTAATATAGCTAGATTTACATCAGGAGGAGCTGGTGGAGGAACAAGAGGACTTACTATGTATTCTGACGGTTCTCAACTTAAACTGCAGGTAAGCGATAATGTAGGAGGAATTGGAACTTGGGCATTCTTAAACTTAAACCCCGATGGAGGATACGTAGGTATTGGCACTACTAGTCCAGGGTACAAATTAGACGTTAACGGAACTAGTAGATTCTCACAACTTGCTTACTTTGATGCAGCTGAATCTATAAATCTTTATGGAGTTAGAGGAAGATTCACAAATGAGTACATGCACCTTTACAATAAAGTAGGTGTAGGTCATCCTGGTGGATGGGGACAAGGAGAAACTAATACGCCTGTATATGGACTTTCTACTTATGGGGGTATTAATATTGGATATGGATATGATGGTACTGCTGTAATAAATACTTATACTAAGATTAATTATAACTATGGAGGAGGAACTTATGGAACAGAAGCATTTACTATTCGTGGTACATATCCTTCTCTTACTTTAAGAAGTACAAATGCTGACAATAAATGGTTATTCCATAGTGATGGTTCTGGTGATTTGCGTTTCTATCAAGGCAGTGGAGTTGATACTAATAGTTGGACAAACTATATTACGTTTAATAGAAGCGGTCAAATAGATGCAATTGGTGGAAACTCTAGTCAGTGGAATACTGCCTATGGATGGGGCAACCATGCTTCTGCTAGTTACGCTACTACATCTTATGTAACAACCCAAATCAATAACTTAGTTAACGGAGCACCTGGTGCTTTAGATACTCTTAATGAGTTGGCTACTGCATTAGGTAATGACGCTTCATTCTCAACTACAGTAACTAATAGTATTGCAGGTAAGGTATCTAAGTCTGGTGATACTATGACTGGTAATCTTCAAGTTAATGCTAAAGTAGGAACTTTGGATAACCAAGGAATATACTTAAGAGGTAATGGAGACGCAACACACAAGATTTATTTTAGAACTTCAGACGGAGGTAATGTTTGGGAATACAATAGCCCAATAAAGTTTGAGTATTATAACAACGGAGTTCCACTTACTAGATTAACTCTTGATACAGCTGGTAACTTAACTATTGGTGGATTCCTTACAGAATCTTCTTCTATTAAACTAAAAGAAAATGTAGAAACAAGCGAGGGAAATTTAGAAAAGGTAGTAAATTTGAGACCAGTCACTTACAATAAGATTGGGTCTCAGACTACAGAATTAGGTCTTATTGCAGAAGAAGTTGTTACAGTCTACCCAGAGTTTGTACAATATGATGAGAGTGGAGAACCTGTAGGGGTCAACTACTCACGCTTAACTGCTGCTCTTATAGGTGCAGTAAAAGAATTAACCCAAAGAATTGAAACACTAGAAAACAATGGCTAATTTATTAATAAATACCACAGTAGGCGGAAATGCCGTAATCACAACAAGTAACATTGGGACTTATGCTTTAACTAGTATACCTACATTTGATAGTTTAACATCAAAATCAGGAGGTACTGGAACCTATCAAACAAGCGGAGATTTTAGAGCCCCTATCTTTTATGACTCAGCAAACACTGGATATTACGGAGACTTTGCTTCTACTTCTAATCTATACAAACTCCAACTAGGAGGGGGTAGTGAAATACTTGGACTTCTTGGTATGGGGGCAAGTTATTTGTATGGTATGGGAATTACTAATGCTTATACTGCAGTATACTCTCACTTCCAAGGCAATGGTGTTCAATTAGGTTCTTACAACGGAACAACGTTTACTCCAAGACTTACAGTTGGTAACGATGGTAACGTAGAGGCAGCTACATCTTTACGTGCACCTATTTTTTACGATTCTAATGATACTACTTACTACGGAGATTTTGCAGGTACAAGTAACCTTTACAACTTAAGTCTTACTGGTGCTAAGAGCACATACCTTACAATCAATCCTGGAAATGGATATGAGGCAATGGTACGTTATATTGGTGGATCAGGTTCTAGTTGGTATGTGGGTAAACGTATGGCAGGTGACCTTGTAAATACAGCATCATTTCACTTTTATTCTGAAGCAGCAGGGGCAACTGTAGCAGGTATTGACACTGGTGGTAATTTTTATACTACGGGTTCTTTAACTATTGCGGGTACAAATTTAACTGGAGCTCAGACTCAGTTACTTAAAAATACTTTAGATGTATCATCACTTCCTTATAAGTGTGATATATATGTAGAGGGAAATGCTGATACATTCTACCCTGTGCATTTTATATATGGAAACCAAGATGTTTGGAGACGTATTGTTATTAATCGTGGATATAGTGAAACAGCTCCTTGGGATCCAATTGGAACAGGAGTACACCACGGAGGTCTTCTCTTAGATTGGGAAGGTAACTTTGGAGGCTGGGGAGGAGCAGAATATTCTGATCGCTTAAGAGTGTTTAATGAATCCTATACAAATGTGTGTGCAGATATGTTTTTATACACTCACTCTATGGGGTATGTATTTATGCTTCGTGGAGGTCACTCTATCTACCATATCTTTTCTGATCAACCTATTAATGGAGCTTACCAATCAGGAAGTCCAGATATTGCCTATAGTACAGCTACTTTATTTTATGATGATACTTGGAGTGGAAATAACACTTATGATGTTTATGCTCCTGCACCTTTAACACTTAATCAGGTTAACTCTTCAAGAATTGATGGTCTCAGAACAAAGAAGCAATCTCTACTTGACTCTCGTTACCTTAGACAAGGAGTAGATATCAGTGGGATTAGTTATATAACTTCTACTAACTTCTTAGCAACTAATGCATTCTATTTAAATTCATACAATTACTATTTAAACGCTACAGACGGAGGATTTTATTCTAATGTACAGATTAGTTCTGCTACTCAGATGAAGGCTCCTATCTATTATGATTTAAACAATACTGCTTATTACGGAGATTTTGCTTCTACTTCTGTAATGAATAGTATCCGCTTTGGAACTTCTACCAATAGCGGAACTTTAAGTGGACTTAGTGATTGGGGAATGCGTCTTACAACAAGTGATGGCTACATTCAGTTTGGACCTGCAAATAGTGGTTATGCCCATATCTACACCGACAGATCTACTTTTTACTTTAACAGAGATCTTTTAGTAAATGGTAATACTGTTTTAACAGCAGCTAACTACAATTCATATGCTCCAACACTTACAGGTTCTGGTGCAAGTGGAAACTGGGGGATTAATATTACTGGTAGTGCATCAGCACTAGGACAATATACACAAGACTTCCAAACAGTAGTAGGAACAGGAGATTATTTAATAGTAAGAAATCAAGCCGCTAGTAAACTTTCTTTGGCATCGTGGGCCTCAATACAATCGGGGTTAGGACTTGGTTCTATGGCATATGCTTCAACAGGATCATATCAGCCTATAGAGAACCAAAGATTATCTAGTGGAGACAGTGTAAGATTTGCTCAAGTATATAATACAGGGTGGTTTAGAAATGACAATAACAATACAGGACTTTACAACGAGACTAACGGAAATCATTTCTATTCAAGGTCTGGAACACAATGGGCTATTACGTCTAATGGAAGTACTTTAGGATCTTTAGCGTTTTATAGAAGCCATGAGAGTGTTTTAGAAGGGTTGGTATATTTTGACACAGATGGATTTGGTTTATTAAACAGAAACGGAAGTTGGGCCGTTCGTTCAGATAGAGATAATAATTCTGTTAGATTATTTTACAACAGCGGGGAAAGAATAAGAACAGATAGTTCTGGTGCATATATAACAGGTCGCTTAGATGTAAGCAATTATATCTATACTCCTGGAGCAATTATGGCAAAGAACATTCAAAGCGGTTATCAAGTGTTAAACCTTGATACAATTAAAGAACCAGGTCTTTACCAGTACGATGGAGGTATCGGAGGTACACAACCTGTAGGAACAAATTGGTACAATGTTAAAACAATTGAAATAGGTTCTAGCAGTAGGTATAGTCAGTTCGTAATGCCTTACTCTAACAGTAGAATATTCTATCGTATTCATCTTAATGATGCTTGGCAATCCTATGTAGAATTAATTACTTCTGGAAACATTGGGTCTCAGAGCGTTTCTTATGCCACAACAGCAGGAGCGTTAAGCTCAATGAACATCTCTCAGTTTACTAATAACAGTGGATATATTACAGGATATACAGAAACAGATACTTTAAATTCAGTTACTGGACGTGGTAATACAACTTCCAATAGTGTAAGATTTGGTTCTTATCTAGATATAAGTCCTACTACTAGTGCTTTTAGATTTTACGATGGTACTACTTTTAGAGGTGGTTTTGGTTTAGATAGTTGGGGACACTCAGGTAGTGATGCAAACTTAGTGTTATATGTTAATGGAGATAATACGTTATTCTTTTCTACAAGTGGTACAAAAAGAGCTAGTCTTTCTAGTAGTGCTTTTAATTCTTTAGTAGCACTACAACAAAGCGGAAATCAAGTACTTCATGCAGGTAACTATACGTCTTATTCTCCTTCGTTAACAGGAAGTGGTGCTAGTGGTACTTGGGGAATTAATGTAACAGGTAGTGCAGGATCTATATCAGGATTTAATAACCCTACTACAGCATCTACTGCTAATACAATAGCATATAGAGATGCTAGTGGGGATATTGCAGCAAGAGAATTCGTTTTAACAGCAGCTACTGTTCATACAGTAACACCTTCTTCTATAGTTGGTATATATCCTACTACAAATCAAGTAGTAAAATTTAGTGCATCAGCTGTTCAAACTTTTTTAGGGCTTGGTTCTTTAGCATATAGTTCAGCTACTATACCTACAAATAATAATCAATTAACTAATGGTGCAGGGTATATTACATCATCAGGAAGTATTTCTGGAACAGCAAGTAATATTACAGCATATACAATTAACCAAAGTGTTGGAACAAGTAGTAATCCCACATTTGCTACAGTATATACTGGAACAGCTGGATTTGGAACAGGAAATAATCAATGGACTTGGTCACAAGTTGCGCATCAATACCAAGCTAATTCTATTAGACTTTGGGATCAGTACTCTAATTATGGAGGATCAGGTTATCCAACTACTTATGGTACAATAGTCCACATTACAGGACGTACTGGCCACCTAGATAGTCAATTATATTTAGGAGAGAGTGGACAACTATTATATAGAAGTTGTTTTTATGGAACTGATACTTGGGATGCATGGCAAACTTTAATAACATCATCTAACATTGGGTCTCAGAGCGTATCATACGCAAGTACTGCTGGCGCTTTAACTAGTATGAACATATCCCAGTTCACAAACAACTCTGGGTACTTAACTTCTCTTCCTTCCCATAACCATGACGATAGATATCTTGTAAAAGGTGGCGGTTGGTATGGAGTAGGTCTTCCTGGCTCAAGATGGGGAGGTTTTACCGTAAACGGAGGAGAGATAGTATTTGGCGATGGATTACCAAATGCTGGGCAAATGGGTATGCTCATTGATGGAGCATATCTAGCTGGAGAAAATAATGGTTTCTGGTCACTCCCTTCTGATAATTCTTGGAGTGGAAGAAGGGGTATGTATTGGAATGGAACATATCTTGACTTTACGGCTAATTCTCCTACTGCACAATTTACAACTCTGCGTTTAGCAAATGGTTTTGAATTTCAACAGGGTGGTTCTGATTATGGAAGATTTAGTTCTTGGGTACACTTGAATGGATACTATGGATTATATAGTGGTCTTAACGGAGCTCATATTTATCCAAACAATGGATCATATGGTTCTTGGCAAATGTTAGGGTCTCGTAATGGATGGCAAGGTATTGAATTTGGTTCTGGAAGTAATGGTGGTGTTACTTTAATGATTAATGCGGACTCTAACACATCTGGATTCCACAATAACTCATACGGCTGGCAATTTAGATGGTATAATGGAACATTGTATTGTCACAAAAATGCATACGGTGCTGGTACTGAAGCAACTGTTCTTGACTCTTCTAACTATTCTTCTTGGGCTCAACCAATTGCATCTGCAATTAATACAGGAAACATTGGGTCTCAATCAGTAAGTTACGCAACAACAGCAGGTACAGCAAATGCAGTAGCATGGACTAACGTAAGTTCTCGTCCTACTGCTTTGTCTCAGTTTACAAATGACCTAGGAAACTATGGTGGATGGATTACAGGTATTAACTCAGGTAACGTTACTACAGCATTAGGCTTTACTCCTTACAATGCTACAAACCCAAGTGGTTATATTACATCAAGTGCTAGTATCTCAGGTAATGCAGCCACTGCAACATATGCAACCACAGCAGGCTCTGCTCCTAATGGAAGTAATATTAATAGTAATTATGATGTAACTGCAGGAGTAGGAAATGGTTTAAGATTCTGGAATGGTTCTTCTGCATATAAGATTAGTATGGGTGTAGGTGCATTGTATCAATATGGACCTGTTACGGACTACTCTATAAAGGCTCAAATGAATGATGGAGATGCAACCAGAGGGTTTACTTGGGGAAGAGAATCATATGCTCCTATTGCTGCGCTTAACTCTACTTCAGGAGATATGGAAGTTGCAGGTTACTATAAATCTTATGGGTATAGAAGTAATAGTAATGTAGGTGGTGTAGGTTCTGCTTCTTGGCATCCTGATGGTATCTACTGTGGTAGTACTATGTGGCAGTATGGTTCTTTGAATAAAAACAATACTGGTATTTATAATGTAAGTGAGATGACTATGTATAGTGGTCCTATTCTTAGTACGTATAACACTAGAAACTTAATTGTTAGGGCTTTAGATAATAATTTTGATGTTGGAATTCTAGGACAAAAATCTGGAGGAGGATTTGCATTTCAAATTTATGGTGATGGAAGTAATTACGGATTTTTGGGAAATACTTGGGGAAGTTGGGATCTTAGAAAGACTATTGGTGGGGTTATGTATATGAATAATGACACTACTTATTATTTACAAACAAATAGCACTTCTAACTTTGTTGCTCTTAACATTCAAGGTAATGCAGTAGTTCATGCAGGTAACATTGGGTCTCAGTCAGTAAGTTATGCTACTACAGCAGGTAGTGCAGGATCTGCAACTACTGCTGGTTCTTTGACCAGTATGAATATTTCTCAGTTTACAAATAACTCTGGGTATATAACTGGCTATACAGAAACTGATACTTTAGCTACAGTTACAGGAAGAGGTGCTACATTTAGTAGTAATATTATTTCAAGTAATGGTGCCTGGATTAAATTTTCTAGTGCTGCTGAAACAGATAGTAATGATGGTAAAATAGGTTCTGGTGTTTTTGCTTCTGGTCTTAATATTGTTGGAGCACAAACCAGTGCTGGATTAGGAAGACAAATTCGATTGTGGGGAAGTGTAATAACTAGTGATGGTTATACCTTTTATCATTCAGGTAATATTCCTACTTGGAATCAAAATACAACAGGTAGTGCCGCTACTGCAACTAGTGCTACCCAATTAAGTACATACGGAACTATTACTTCAGATAACTGGAATACTTATTTTGTTAGTGGACAACTAATTGCTTCTTCAGTAAGTGCACACAGTGGGTCAAATAGACCTAGTAATCATTATGATTATGGTGCTGCATTATCTTATGGAGTTAGTGGGGGTGCTCTTTGGCAAATGTACTTCCCTGAAAATTCAGGCAATTCTGCTGGGTCATACAGAAATATGGCTTATAGAACTGGTTGGAATGGTACTTGGGGTGATTGGAGAAGTCCAGTAAATCAAATAGGTCAAGTAGCTACTGTTGCTGGAAGTAATGGAACGGGTGTTGAAATTCACTCTAACGTAGGGTATAACCAAGATCCTTTGACTTACTTCTTAATGAGGGGGCAAGCAGATTCTAGTTGGAAATCATTTAAGATACGTCTTACTGGAGATGCAGGAGGTCAAGACATTGAGTTTAGACGTATTGCAGAAAACAGTACAGACTCAAGAATGTTCTATGTTCCAAGAGGTACAAACCAAGTAATCTTTGACTATGCAGTTGTTACGCCTTCAGATTCTAGACTTAAAGATAACCTCACTCTTATCACTACTCCTGTAGAAAAGATTAAATCTCTACGTGGTGTAGAGTTTGATTGGAACTCAGGTGAGCACGTAGGCACACATGATGTAGGTCTTATTGCTCAAGATGTTGAGGCGGTACTTCCAGAAGCGGTTACTACTCAAGAAGATGGATATAAGAACTTGGCTTACACCAAAGTTATCCCTCTATTGGTAGAAGCAATGAAAGAACAACAAACAATGATCGAGGCTTTAAGGGCTGAGATAGAACTTCTTAAAAACCGTTAACTTGATAATCAAAACAAAATTGATTATATTTGAATAGTATATACAAAAAAATAAAACAAAATGGCACTGAAAATCACAAAAAGCATTGGAACCGACAAAGGTATTACCAGTGAGGCTTATGTACGGATTGCTGACTACCAAATCTCTAAGAGTGGTAACGCTAACTTCCGTATCCAATTGTACTTGAGCGAAGCTGACGCTACTCCTAGTTCTGCTTCTATGGGCCCTATGGGCGGAGACCAAGCACGTAACCAAGCAATTGGTGAGTACTTATCTGTTCCTATGACTAAAGAAGTTGAAGAGGTAAAGACTCGCACTATGATGCAACCAGTTGAAAAGGATGTAGTTAAGACTCGCACTATCACTAACGAAGCAGGTGAGGAAGTATCAGAAGAGTACACTGTAAAAGAATACGTAACTGAAGAAGTTACCGAGGAATACACAGTAACTAACACTGTTCCTGATTTGTCTTCTGCTGAAGGTATTGATATCTTCGCTTTCGGATACGCTAGGTTGAAAGAGAAATTGGTTTCTATCTTCACTGCAGCTAAAGTTGTAGATTGTTAATTAATTTTTTGGATATTTAAATATTTGTACTATATTCGCAGTACTAATTAGGAAAATATGTCAATCAACTTAACTGAACAAGAAGTAGAAGCCGTTAAAGGTTTCCAACAAAAAACAAACGCCATCATTGGTGATTTGGGTCGTATCACTTTCCAGATCGCTGATTTGGAAGAATTGAAAGAAAAAGTTTTAGAAGCAAAAGCTACGCTTGGTGCTGATCAAAACGAGTTCTTCAAGACCATCGAATCATCTTATGGTAAAGGCCAAATCAACTTGGATACTTTCGAGTTCATCCCTGCTGAGGAGCCAACACCTACTATGGAAGTATTGAATTAATTTTATTATTTCCCACATCAGAAGAGGCAGCCTAAATGGTTGCCTTTTTTGTTTTTATTTTGTATATTTGATATATGAAGTTTTTCGAAATATTCAAAGGTGTTAAGAATGAGTACAGTCATAAGAGATTTATTGGCATTATTGGGGCGTTTGTGCTTTTCGGTACTATGGTTTACAATAATATTCATCCACAAAGTATTTCACCTGATGGGGAACTTATTCAAGCAGTTGAGTTCGTTGTAATTACTTGTATCGGCTCTACAGCCATTGAGAAATTTGCTAATAAGAATGCCGAAGGATAAAACTATACCGAAAACAACTAAAGGTAAGAATGCTAATTACCTCCCCACCAAGAGTGGAGCAGGTATGACGGCTAAGGGGGTTGCTGCGTATCGTAAGGCGAACCCAGGTTCAAAGTTAAAAACTGCTGTAACTGGTAAGGTTAAAGCAGGTAGTGCAGATGCTAAGAGACGCAAATCATTTTGTGCTCGTAGTGCCGGTCAAATGGCAAATTTTCCCAAGGCGGCCTCAGATCCCAATTCAAGATTGAGACAGGCTCGTAGAAGATGGAAGTGTAATTAAATAATAATCATGATGAAAAAACCTATAAAAAAAACCGCTGCTAAATCAAAGATTTCTCAGCACGGAGGTATGGAGAAGTACGCTTCTAAAGCAGCTATGGTAAAGCACGAAAAAACCGAAAGTAAAAAGGTTGCAAAGAAAGAAGATGCTATGTTCGCTAAGAAGACCGCTGCCAAGAAAATGGCAAAGAAACCATTTATTTTCGGTAACTAAAATGATCCAGCAAAACGATTCAACGGCTAATACATTGACCTTCATCTCTGGAAGCTCAACGATTATTTCCTTTGCTACTGCTTGGCTACCTGTGTTTTCTTTGATCGCTGCTACAATTGGTATTTTATCTGGTGTCCTAGGTGCTATTTATTACATCAAGAAGATTAAAGAGTAATGGCTGCCAAGGTTATCAAAGATGCAAGTAAGTGGAAGCCAAAAGCATCCATCAAGAGGCCTGGAGTTGTTTCTAAGAAGAAAAGTTCTTCTTTGAAGACTAGTAAAAATTATCTCAAAAAATATAAAGGTCAAGGATGAAACAAGGACTTTATAGTAATATCAACGCTAAGAAGAAGCGAATCGCTGCAGGCAGCGGAGAAGTAATGAGAAAGCCGGGCACTAAAGGGGCTCCGACTGCAAAGGCATTTAAACAATCTGCCAAGACTGCTAAAAAGAAATGATGATGTTAGAAGGATTCCTATTTGGGTTATTATTTGTCACCTTTACAATAGGAATCTCCTTCCTCATTGGAGAATATATAGAACACAAAGATGCCAAAAAATAAAATAGTTGGAAAGAATACTAGACCTAAGTCAAACAAGGCTACTGGTCGTGATTATGCTTACGATAAAGCATACCAAGCATCGCCATCTCGTGTTAAGTACAGGGAGGAATTGAATGCTGAGGCCCGAAAGAAAGGGATTTACGGCAAGCGTGCTGCCGCTGGGAAGGATTTAAGCCATACTAAAAATGGTAAGATGACACTCGAAAGTGCCAAGAAGAATAGAGCCCGTAACGGTCACAACGGCAAGTCTACCAAAAAATAAATTTGTTTCTCATTGGGGCTCAGATTATCTTTGCCCTCCCTATGAACGAGTATCAAGTAATACACAACCTCAAACAAGAAGTTAAGAGGTTGAAAGCCAAGTTGACTGAGGAGCGGTTAGCTCACAAAAAACAAGTAGAGAAGTTAAGAGAAGAGATCCTCTCCCCCAAAGTAAGTGTAAGAAATCAGAAGGATAAGTGGGAACACGCCATGCGTTCTGTATGCCTAGCATTCAGCATGACTCCAGATCAAATCCATGAACAATGCAGAATCAAGGAGAAGTTGTATGCCCGTCACCTATTCTGTTTCGCCTGTAAGACCGAGTTAGGTATGAAGGTTTCTGAAATTAGTCTGGTTATAGAGCGAGACAGATCCACAGTTGAGAATGCAATCACCAAGGCGACAGATTTAATCAAGTACGATAAGCAGGTGGCGTTAAAATACGATAAGATCAAGAGGACAATGTCCAGTTTTTTAGTAAATTAACTGGACACAATTCGGAAATTTACCGCATTAGTGTATGTAAATGCACATAATGATGGATAAATCCTACAAATTATACCCGAACGCATATAAAGTGTCTTATATGGCACATTTTCATACCCTTTTGGGTGCTTTAATGCACATTATAATGGTTAAATGCGTCAAAAATAGCACAAATTGCACATTATATTGGTTATTTATCACAAATTTGGCACTTAAGGATTTTTTGCATAAGTTTGCACTGTTCATATTTATTTGTTTAAGGTATTGGGGGTGGTTTAGGCTACCCCTTTTACTAAAAAGCCCACCGAAAACAATTGACTTGTGTTATCTGGAGGAAACTCAAATCGGATAACGACCCTGCAAAATGGGTGAAATGTTTCTTGGACTCCGACATCGTCAAGGAGAGAACTTGAAATGGTTATTATTTTTATATTAGCAAAAAAGCTAGTAAACAAAGAATTAATCGGGGGGCTTTTAACCTATACGTTTACAATTTATACTTTATAGTAAACCTATAAGTTTATAACTTATCTTTGTGCTATGAAACAAATAATATTTATCGCAATGTGCATTACGGTAATTTCGTGTGGGTCTCCGAAGCAGAGATATGACAGATTGATACGCAAATATCCGTATTTAGTCGAAACTGATACGGTAATTGTAAGAGATACTATCATCAAAGAAATTCAAGTTCCAGTTCCTGAGTATAGGGACTCATTTATTATTGAGTGCGATACCTTTATCGAAACTAAGCGATTAATTATCTATAAGAAAGGCACTTTCTTTGGAGTAACAGTGAAGCCAGACACCATAACATACAGAGATACAATTCGTTATGAAGTTAAAGTCGCTGGAAAAATAGTTAATAATGAAATAATTAATTGGTGGTATATTGCAGGCGCATTCATTATTGGAATGGTGCTCGCTTTATATTTAAGAAAATGAAGTTCAACCAAGAATCTTTTAACGATAATGATGCCCTAGGTAGGGAACTACTTACTGCCTTTCTTAAGAGTAAGTGTCACAATGTTTCGAATAATTGTGACATATATGGTATAGATCTTGTCACCGAAAAAGATGGTATTGAGTACAATTGGGAGGTAGAAATGAAGAGTAAGAGACCATGGACTTCTATGGATACTTTTCAGTTCGATTCCGTTTCCTTCCTGGATCGCAAGAAGAAGTGGGATAATTTTTGGTATGTAGTTATCTGTAAGGAGACCCATGCTGCCATTATCTGCCACTCCAGTGTGATATTCCATAATGATTACAAACAAAAGGTTTACATCAATACAGCCGACAGAAAGGGTACAGATTATTTCTTTCGTGTTCCAAAACAAAAATGTATATTTGTAAGTCCTGAAGAATTTACAAATGGCTAAAGATAATATTAACCCCAATCACTACAAGCAAGGGCAAGTAGAATGCATAGATGCAATTGAGTCATCTATGACCACGGATCAATTTAAAGGTTACCTCAAGGGTAATATCATTAAGTATATGTGGCGGTATGAGAACAAGGGAAAGGTAGAAGACTTGAAGAAGTCTCAGTGGTATTTAAATAAATTGATTGAGAGCGTAGAGGCTTCAGAATTTGTTCAGACCAATAGCGAAGAATACAAAGACGATCAAGTAAAGTTTAGCGTGTTGTGAAAATCTATTGGACATATAGCCGAAAGAATCTCAAGCCTTCTGAAGTAGTTGGGCACGAGAAAGCTAAGGTACGTATGTCCACGGATAAATACCACGTAGGTGGTTTAGAAAGACAGCCTATGCTAACTCACTGCATTACTAGTGATGGTTACTTACACGCTATTAATTATTGCCCGGGGCAAGAAATATGCTTGGCTTTGATAGGGGGGCTGAATGAGGAGTGTATCTACACAAATACAGCCACACAACAACAATTATTTACCCTAGGTAATGTAGTTCGTTTTCATTTGTCTCTCGGAGAACTCATCGAAGAGGGTGACTTATCTAATTTTGATTTAATAACATGGCTAAAAGCAGTAAACAAGTAATCGAGGGAGAAATCAAAGAACTCCAGAAGCTAATTTCTTGGTGTGAGTACTACACCGCTATTAATAATCCTATTGAAGCCAATAAGGCTCAGAAGGAGATTGAAGAACAGAAAAAGAAAATCAATGAGCTTAGAAAAGATTACGAAATTCCTAAAAGAAAATAGGTTATCTGAGGCCGATGCCATAGAAAGACTTCGCTTGCAAGATTCCGATCCTGCAAAAGATTTCTATTCTACGCTAGTCTCAGCGTCTAAGCAGTTAATGGACGGGGTTAGGGATAAGACCTTAGACCTTGACGACCCTTATCAAAAAGGTTTATTTCAATTACTGCAAGCAGGCGATAAGATTAACAAGAGTCTTAAGTTAGCCAAGATGGAGGCATATCCACAGGAAGAGGTCGTAGAAGACAACGTATCCTTTATGGATCGGGTCTCAGGTAAGAAATGAAAAAGAGTAAGTTTGAGTACGATGAGTGGTGGGCCAAACATGGGCTCAGTCCTACTGCCACAGCCAAGGAAAAGGATCTATGGTGGGGTAAGGAATTGGAATACTGGAACACAGGTCGTTTCGGATTGACAGGAGCACACTACTTTGCACTAACCCAAGCAACCGTAAAAGATGCCAGAGGTTACAAAAAAAGACCGATTTGGCGAGATATAGATGAGTTGATCTACGAGGGATACGAGGAAGCCAAGAGAACTAATAATGATTTGTTTATTACCAAGAGACGTGAGGTAGGTCTATCTCTCGTATTTGGAGGAATCATTCCTGTATGGATTGCATTAACCAAGCCGGGTTCTACAACACTGATAACCAGTGCAGATAAACAGAGATTAGAGGAACTATTTAAGAATAAAACTCGTATCGTATTTGACCACTTAGACGATTACATTCGCCCTGGTGTTATCTCTACTCGTCAGCAGGGTTACCTTCACCTAGGGCAAAAGAATCAAACCACGGGCTCTATTTCAGGCTTAGATAGTCAGATTGTGACCAAGGAAACAGTTGACACACCCACAGCCTTTGAAGCATATCGTGCAGCTCACGTATTCATCGATGAAAGTATGCTACACCCTAAGGCGGATCAGGTATACAAATCTGCACAGGCAAGTGTTAAATCGGGCTTCGTAAAGATTGCTCCCATCATCATTGGGGGTAGTGCTGGTGAATCGACATCAGTAGGTCAGAAGTTGGCTATGAACCTGTGGAACAATGCAGAGAACTTAAATATTCTAACCCTCTTTCTTCCCGGCAATAAGGGAATCATGGAGGCTCCAGAGTTGGATGAGAATGGTAAGGAAACTGGAAAGATTCTAAACTTCTGTCCCAATGGATGGAGTGATGAGAAGGCAGCGACTGATTGGATTATGAAAACCCGTGAGAAGTTGGATAAGATTGAGGACAAATCATTCTTGAACTCATTTATCAAGCAGTACCCCTTAGAGATACAGGAAGTATTCTCATTCAGTGCAGAGGGTAACTTGCCTAAGCATATCATTGACAAGTTGAACACACAGGAAAGAATTATCCTGACATCCAAGCCAGCCATTGACTCGTCCATTTTATATCGTGATGTAGAAGGTATTATTCAAAGAAGGCCCGATAATAAAAGTAAGATGAAGTTCTTACACAGCCCCGAGCCAGGGCACACTTACATCGCAGGGATTGACCCGATTCCATTCATCAGTAAGAATATGGGCGATGGTTCTAAACAAGCAATTGTAATCAAGGATTTGGATTTAAATCGGTACGTGGCCCACTACGCAGAACGGGACTCAGATCCTGATCAGATCGTAGACAATATGATTATGCTACAGGAGTACTACAACAATGCTGTGGCAATGATCGAGATTAACCGAGGTGGTGTTGTACTGGATAAGTACAAGCAGTTGGGTAAACTAGGCCTACTAGCCAAGAAACCAATATACCTAGGTAAGAACTTTTCCAAGAGTGATGGCTCCTACGGATACTATAAGAATGACCACACCTCTGAGAGAGGTAATACGTACTTAATTGAGTACTTAAATAAGCATAGCGATGAGGTATGGTTCCTAGAATTTATAGAGGAAGCCAAGAATTATTTGGTAGAGAACACGGATTTAATTGATGGTGTTGTAGCCTGTGAGTTGCTCCACAGAAATATTGTAGAGCGTCACAAAAAGAATGTAGAAAAGTACACTCCCACAGTCAAGGAGATCCCTATGCTTGAACTTGTGAATGGAAGATACCAAAGGGTATGGAAACAAATCAAGTTATAGAATTCCAGCGTTAATCTGTCTGTGCTCAAGTACAGCACACATCAAATCTATCGTCCTCTCAGATACCATGTCCTCCTCCAAGAAACATGGTAGGCGTGTAGTGTTTTGCCCAACCTTAAGTACCATAAAACCATTATCGTACCACGTACTAAACTTGTAGCGTAGGGATGGTACAATGACATGGCAGTACTGCAGATGAAACTTTGGAGCAAAGTAAATCTTCTGATGAAGTAACTCAAACCTTAACGCCAGAAGTATTACACGAATATCAATTCGCAAATCTGGCATATCAAAATTTATAGCAGGGTCATTTGTAATGGCTGTATAGTCTGGATCAATTTCTGACATTCGTTTACAAAGAAAGGGAAGTTAATATTATTCCAATCGAAATCTATGATTTGATTGAATGGTACAGTCATAGAGCCCTCACACAGGTGGTGTTCTCGTCCATCCTTATTTAATTTCAAGGAGGTGCCACCCTTATGAACAGGGATGTAGCGATAGATCTTACCGAAGTTTAATCTCTTCTCTCTGAGACCATCAAGGTATGCGTACTCTACGTGCCAGTTAGGACTAGCCTTGTATCGACCACAGAAATCTAAGATATTCTTGTGCTCACTCAAAGTTTTCTCAACAGGAACATTGTTTACTAGGTACTCACGCACAGCCAAGGGGACAACCATATACGAGTTATCCTTGTGCCAATCCTTCTTAGTTTCAAAGGCACCTTTTTCCTTTATCTTGCCATCCGTACCCACAGCAATGTAATTGTTTACATCTCGGATAATCATCTTGCTGTAGTTGGCGTACTCAAGTGTTAACTTGGTAACTGCTTCCCACTCCTTACAAATCTGTTCAACCTTGCCTCGGATATTCTTATCGTGAAATATAGTAACACCATCCGTGTTTACCTGAAGGATTTGACATCCATTGGAGTACAACTTCTCCAGAAGCATAGAGATAAGGAGCTGACCATTTACTGTGACCGCATAAAAGACATGAGGATCGTAGAAACAAGAAACATCTGAGCCCGTCTTACCAAAGAGGCCATTCAATGATAACTTCAATGCATCGGCAGTTAACTTATCGCCCTCCTTCTGTGCTTGAACCCTCTGCTGAAAGATATCAGAGTACACTTGGACAAAGGTATCTTGATCCATTTGCTTTGGGTGTAAACGATTCTGAATGAATAGGTTAGGGTAGTAGGACTTTACATCAATATCTAAAATTTCATGTGTATTAGTAGCACTATAGACCCCAGGAATAACGCAACCGTGAATGCCACCAACCCCGTAATCCAAGCAAACTCCACCGTAGTATACCGAAAAGGAGAAAGACTTCTTCTGCTGGGCAGTCTTCTTAACATCAATATTATTCTTTTTAAATTTGTCATATAACTCATTGGTATTTTTCTTTGTATCAATTGATTCAATAAAATTCTTTAGGAACTGTGAACTTGACTTGGTATCCCTCATCAAACTAAGTAAATCGTTTAACTCTTGGGTATCAAACTGAACGTAATCAAAAATGATATCATTAATGACCACATCCGTTTTCTTGCCACGTATCTGCTTTAAATCTCCTATGCTCATATCCATCTCTTGGGATAAATATTTAAGGAAAATAGTCTCACCAATTACGACATCACTTTTATTCAGTACGTGCAATTTGTATTTCTTATTAATCTGTTTTCTTAATGCAATTTTTTCAGCACACATCTCATAAAATTTGGCTGTAAAAAGTACATCATTTTTATTATAGTCTAAAACAAATTCCAATTTATTTTTGTCTAATTTTTCTGTGTGGTGGTATGGCATATCTTGTACATCATTCCACCCTAGTGCCACCTCTAGTGCTTTCAAAGAAGTTGAGCGTGCCTTGTTATCGTAGTGGTTTAGTAAGAACAGGTCAAGCTGGTGGATCGTTTGAGGCACACTTTTACGCTCAGAATCCTCAATGACAGACTGAGCAAAGGCATATATCTGTTCTCCTGTCACTCGTGACATATTCCATATATGATTTATTACGGGCCAGTCAAAGAAAATATTGTTAAAGCCTACCATACCAGCCTTCTTAATGCTGTCTAGGTACTGGCGAAATTCTACCTGCTCATCTCTAAATGCTGATATAACAAAAGTGTTAATTTCTTTTGTCTTAGGGTCGTAATCTGTGTAAGTAAAACAGTTACTAAATGTTTCTATATCGTATATCTTTATCATAATAAACTATAAGTGTAATCGGTTATATATAAAATACCTTCGCTAGTATTTAATTCTAAATAAAATACTCCATCGACATCAATCCAACCTTTGCTGATTAAATTAACTTCATAGTCACGATAGCGTACTGTTTTCTTTTGGGTTTTATTATAGAGAAAAGGACTCAGGTTGAATTCCCTTACCTTCTCCCCACGCTTGTGATGTGCTGAACAAATCAGATGTATTCGTTTCGTTTTCATATTTTATGTTTAATAAACTCTTGAACTTTCCATCCTCGCTATACTGACCTGATTCTCTGTCGAACTCATAATCGACACGACCTAACTTACCTCGGAAGTGGTACTTAATTTTCTGCACGTGTACTTCTACTGGATCCTTCTGACCATTTTGGAATGTTCTATGTACAGCAATACCTACATCGGGAACGTTAAAGAAGTGGTGTGAGCCAGAGATATCATACAAACGGGGTACATTATACCCAGCTGATGTCTTATCCATCTTTCTTGGGTGTGCTACTAGAGTCACACAAACATTATACTTAATGGCAAACTGCTTCAATTTACGTAATAAGTTACCAATCTTTTCGTGACTGCTCTCGTCTCCAGATTCGGGCTCGATATAGTTGAATGGGTCTAGGCATAAGCAGTCTATCCCATTTCTTTTGACCATAGTCGCAGCAATTTTTAGTAGGGCACTTAGGGAGTAATCTTCCATTACCTCTACATTGTAGAACCAGAAGTTCTTATCAATGATGGAGATAGCGGTTTGAAGTTCTGTTTTATTCATTTGTTTCATCCCCTTCCCCATCAATTGCTCACTCATACGTGTAATCTTAAGTGGGGCGATGTTCTCGGGACTAAATAAGCCAAACTTCCAACCCTTAAGGTGGGCTAGGCGGATGAACATAAAGTCTAGCCAAGTACTCTTACCACTACCGGGAATACCTGTCACTACAACCAACTCGCCTCTATTCCAAGATAGGTGCCCATCGGTCTCAGACATATCTACTAGGGCTCCAATAGGGTAACCACTATCATGGTAGGACTCAATCAAGGACATATAATCAGATGCCGAGGAAATCTCAGCTACTGGTAAATGTTCTGCATCCGCATAAAGTCTCTTGACAAAGTCAGGGCCATAGGCTTTTAAGCAATCATTGGCATCCTTCTGTCCTTCTGGGAATCGAATGATGCGAATATCTGAGGCATCAAATCTTCGAGCTAAGTCCTCAGACAATTTCCGTCCTGGCTCATCGTTATCAGTAGCCAAGTAAATAATCTTACCCTCAAACATATCGTACACACGATCCAACCACTCAAGATTATTATTATTCTTACTAGCCCCATTGGGTACAGATACTACGGAATGGTACCCACACTGGTGCCACACCATACATTCTTCCTCCCCTTCTGAGATGATTACATAGTTTTGATTCTTGACGGAGTCGATGTTATAAGGAATCTTCATCGCATCCTTAACCATCTTGAACATTTTGTCCGAGGTCTTGAACTTAATATTAATTAGATCATCCTCAAGAAAGTAATTGAAACAAATTACTTTATGCTCCTTCTGGTCTTGAGGCATCCACTCAGCCCCCTCGCTAATTTTAAAATGAAGTACGGTCTCAGATGTAATCCCCCTTTTTGTGAAATAGGAGAAGATGCCCTCAGTCTTAACTAACGGACGGCTTTCTGGACGCACATACTGATTCACAGAGCCACTCCAACCACAGTGGTGACACTTCCATACCCCATCGTCTATATTAACGCCTAAGGATGGATCATTCTTCTTCTTCCTTTGGTGGGCACACTTAGGACAGGTAGTCTTAACTTCTCCGCTCCATTTATTTCTAAGGTCTATTCCTATTTTAATTAATTTATCTGCGTTCATTTTATGAGTTTGTATGCTATATGTGTTACGGCTATGAGAGTTGCTATTACTATTAATGACTGGAAGATTGAACTATAGTAAACGGCAAATATAAAGCCAATGTACATAAGAAGCAAGACTAATCTGTAGACATTGTCTTGTAACATTTCATTTGGGCTCTTTTGTTTGGATTGCATTTTTAATTGGCATAGTCATGTAATCCAATGCCCGTTTATAACCTTCCGCATAACCATCGGCATAACTCATTTCCTTTCCCGCAACTTCCATTTCTTTGGCTTGTTCCCCCAATTCGATAATGTTTGTTCCTCTCCATCTAATGTTTTCATTGTTTCGTAGTTGCTCAATTAACCACTCTACTGCCGTTTGTTGTTTATCGTTGCTCATGGTGTGTTTGTTGGTGTTGTGTGTTGATGGCGTTCATTTCCACAGTTCTTACATCTATGTTGACCAACGAATTCATTTGGAACAAAAACAGGGCATAATCGAGTTGTAGTTGTTGTGGCTGACGTTGAAAAAGTATTGCTTCCATTTTCCTTTATTTCAATTTTGTTTTTTATCGTATCAGTCATATAATCACACGCCCTTTTATAACCCTCTTTGTAACCTTCGGCATATTTACTTGCCTCTGACGTTGATTGTTCAGCACATTCATTAATCAAAGCAAATTCAAAACCATCACGATACGATTGGTCTATTTCCTCTTGGTGCATTTCCTTTGCTTGTTCCAAAAGGATTTCGTGTTTGTATTT